ATAAGTTTTAAAAGTCTTTGGTAACTTACGTTCTTGGTAGGCTGCAATGTTACCATCAACTGTCCAAGGATAGTAGTGTGCTTCTGGTTTCCCATTCACATCTACAGACATTTTAACATCGAAATGATCTACAATCTCTTGTGAAATTCCACGAGAAGTAATAGGGTAACTTCGATAACTTTTTATTTGTTCCATTGAAGGTCCAAAAGATCTTTCAATCATATCGTCTTGATCTATTAATTCATTCATGTTGTTTTTACTTTCTTTAAAGACTGTTTTTCCACATGAGAAACAGTGTGTTCTTGGATTATCATCATTGTATATATGGTTTGCATCAGAGCTACCACAACTTTCACAATTTATCTTCACCAGAAATCCCTTTCTTCTTTTATATCTCTATTGTTGTTACGTTTCTTTCGAGTCTTTGAGTGCTTTGAATCCCACTTCAAGTTCTTTTGTTTCTGCAATTCTAACCCAGAGGTACTCTCCTCCTCGCTTGACTCGATCTCTTTGTAAGATGATACCTTGGACAGTTTTGTCATTGAACTCCTCAAATATGTTTTGGTATGTATCTAGTAATGGTTTAATTATATTGTCTAAATCAGATGCTCTATTAGATAATCCAGCATAGACTATAAACAGCACAGGTTTATCCTCAAAGGGCCACTTAGACCCTATGAGAATTAATGCCATGTCTTCTTGAAACTTTTTGTAATCAGCTGTTTTGAAGGTTGTTCTGTTCTTCCGAACAAACATTCTGTTTGCCGACAATGGTTTCATTTGGAATAGGGTTTCCATTTCTCCTCTCCGCTGTTCTGATAGCGTGACAGTTATGGCATACCACTTCTGTCTTAACTATCTCTTCTAGGATTGCACTTATATCTCTGTCCCACGAAATCATACGAGCAACATTATGAAGCTTCTCATACTCAGGTAAGTGGTCAAAGGCTAAAGCATCTGGGTGTTTGTTGTATCCACAATCAGTACACCCTATGTCAGTCTTCAGTATCCCTATGAACTGACGTTTGTTCTTTCGACTTATGCTTTTCAATTTGTTTCTTAATGTCATCTAATTCTTCCCAAGAAGTTATCATTGTTAGTAGACGCTTGGCAACGTCAGGATCTCCAGCTTTGTTTGCTCGCCAAGCAGCTCGCACCCTATTCCACCTGCGTTGCATAGGAACTCCAGATAAAAGCTTCTCTGCTTTCTTAGGGCCAATGCCTTTGATTCCTGGAATGTTATCAGAGCGATCACCAGTGAGGCATTGAAGCATAAGCTTATAATTAGCAGTATCTTCAGAGATCTCTTGGATTTCTTTCTTGACAAAGTTGTAGTGGGTTCCTGGGATTTGTAGGAGATCCTTGTCGATCCCAGCCACTGCGTAATCCCTATTAGAATCTCTACACTCACTAGCCCAGATACTAACAAGATCATCAGCTTCCATATAGTCAGCCATGACAGCACTATACTTATCCACAATGTAATCATGTCCATAGTTTAATGCCTTTTTAACATCTTCATCTATTTCCTTTCTTGTTGATTTATAGAGGGGGTATATCTCCTTTCGGAAATTACCCCTTCCTTTAATTGCTACAAGTAGTTTATCTGATCCACAATTCTGTTTGATCTCTCTCATTGTGTTGTCAATACCTACTCTGATATCTTTTTGTTTCTTAGTAACACACGCCATTCGAAAATATATTGAGTCCGAATCTACGAGTACTACTGCATTTTCAGTGAACATCTGCGTAACTTTCTCCAATTACATAATCACCACCATCCATACAAGTTACTCCAAAGAGTTCTGGACCAGCAGTAAATGATTCTTTAAGTATTTCCCCAACACGTTTTGCATCATCAGGGTGTGATTGAAATGCCATCTCGTCATGGTAAAACAAACGAGGTTCAGCACGTAGCTTTTCTTCTTTGATCTTATCCCAAGCCCACATTAGTGCAGCCTTACAGGTTACACCTTCTGCTGCTTGCAGTAAGTAGTTAAGAGTTTGATGACCAGACCCACAGAATACAGGGCGTCCATCAAGAGCAGGGAACCATCCATCACCTTGTGCGTTAGATGTTTTGTTCCAGATGTTTAGAAGTTTCTTCTTAAGTTCTTCCAAACCTTTGATACCTTTAGAGAAGTCAGCGCGTGATTTACGACCTACTTCACTGTTGGATTTACCTGTAAGGACTTGTCCCAACTTAGCATCACCAGCACCAAAAAGATAAGCATATAGATACCCTTTGGCGATACCCCTACTACATCCCAGAGCATCAGCGTTGCGTTGATGTTGGTCCCCATAACGTACTTCATTAGTGAAATCATCGTTCCCAACGTAATGACAAAGACCACGTAACTGATTACCAGCTGAGTCAGCACCGACAATAACAGTCCCCGGATCAGGCTTAAGCATTCCACGAATCTCTTTACCCCAAGGTGTCTCAATGCCAGGAAGGTTTGCAATAACTTCGTGACGGACCCTGAAGGTAGGAGTACCGATAGTCCACATATTACCATGAAGTCTTTTATCATCTTCATTCTCCACTCGTTCTACCCAGCCTTCCATGAGAGATGCTTTATGGCGTAGTACATAGTACTCATCTACCATTAGTCCAACTTCTCCTAGTTTACTTAGGGATGATGTTGTTAGTTTAGGGCCAGTAGTTATCCACTCACGACCTACTTTCTTTCTGTTGTACTCATCGGGTTTCCATCCGATTGTTCCCAACCAATCCTTGACCGCTTCTTGCGATCCAAGTTTAGCTTGTTCCTTAGTAGTTCGTTGGAAACAAAACTTTGGCCCTGCGAGATGTGTGTCTTCGACATTGACTTCCGTTTCAAAATATTCACTAAGGAGTTTGGCAGTTGTCGCGGTGTATGTACCATTCTTTTTGTACTTAGGAGTCTTAGGTTCTTTATCTATGAACACAACTTTAGTACCCATCTTAGGTTCAATAGTGTTAGAGATTTCAGCCATGCGTTGTTGCATAGTTCCCAATAATTCCTTAGCTTCCTCCATGTTGAAGTACCAGCCTTTAGTTTTACAAAACGCATTGAACCTAGCTGTTTCATGTTCTGCTTGCATACCTGTTTTAATCTTAGGGTTTACTGAAGCTATGCGTTTGTACTCTTCAAGTAGCTCATAGTATACATCGACATTTACTTTAACATCTTGTACACAATATCGGAGCATCTCTCTTGAGTATGCATCCCAGCCATCTTCGTATGTAATCTTGCTGTTGCCAAGGTTCTCACCCCAACCTGCTAGGCCATGACGATGACCACGCTTGTACCTTAGTACCTGAGACATCACCCACGTATCATGTAAGCGTTTCTCATTGAGGGTAGTGCCACACAGCTTGTCTACTACCACATTATCAAAACCGATAATGTTATGGCCTACTAGAAGCTCTGCGTTTTGCAATAGTGCAGCACCATCAGCGATAGAACCATGTAGGTTATCGTGATCAGAGAACTTGTAGATCTGTTTAGTGTCTAAGTTTTGTGCAACGATCATCCAGATAGTGTCTGGAGTAAGACCATTACATTCTATATCATAACATAGGCGCATGATGCGTCCTTTCTTATTTGTTTAAGTACATCTTCAAGTCATTATACCCACCAACTAAATCATCTTTATAGTAAATGATAGGTACAGTGTTCATCAAAGATCTTTTCATTATACGTTTCCCAGTTTCGGGTTGAAGATCTATAGCATATTCTGTAAAGCCCTTACCTGTCTCTCTAAGAAGTTCTTTTGCCTTATTGCAGAATGGACAGTTAGCTATGCTATAAATTTCATACATTATTTAAACTCCTTTACATCTATATCCGTTATTGGATCGTTTACTTTATTAACTACTGATTGTAATTCTTCCAGTTTGTTTTCTAAATCTGTGAGTTCTTTACTGATTGCAAAGAGTTCTTCTTCTTTGTTATCTATTTCACGTTGCAGATTCTCTATTTCTCCAACCATACTCATTTGACCACCATCAATTCATACCAAGATGTTGGGAACAGTTCATACATTACTGTGTCAATCTGTTCAGCAACTTGTCGTGTTTCCTCTTGTGTGTCAGGGGCTACACGAAGTCTGCACATATCTGCAAAGGCATCAATACTACCAGACCAGTACCATTCGGTAAGGGTGTTAACAGGCAGCACAAACCTAGCTTGTTCCTCACAGACACCCATAGCTAGTAAGTACTTGTATTGTTTAGCAGATTCTATACCTTGGTGCCTAACAACTTCTTTGATCATGTGTTGGTCTTCTATGCTCTCATCAGATCCTTGTTTCTTATCTAAAGATTTACTCCTGAAGTCAACAGGTTCATAGAACTCAGGCTCATTGTCCACATACCTGCGGCTAATTTCATTCCACCTTAAGAATTTATGTTTAACAAGTTGTCTTGCCACTGCAATGGGGGCTTTCACATGGAATGATGCAAAGGCATGACCAAAAGGTGACATATGTTTATGTTTTGCAAGGTACGCTATTAGTTTCTTATCACGAGGTGCTAGTACACCTCTGCCACCTTTTCCATCATACAGTCCATCTTCTTGACCTTCCCACGTACTTTTATTACCGAAACTAACCCTTGCAGCATTAACTACTGACAGATCAGTTCCCATGTGGTCAATATAAGTCGCTATTATCATTTATAAACCTTTCTATATCTACTTTTACACAAAAGATAGCTGTGCCATTGTTCTGTTTCATTACTTGAGCACGAGATTCTGCCATCTTACATTGATCTTCCTTTGTAAAAGACCCTAATTGGTAGTGTTCTACTTGTAATCCTGATAACAGTTGCATCCACATCAGTATCCACATTATTTATTTTCCTTACTTTTTTGATTATCCCTTACTAATCTGTGAAAATCAATGATTCCTCTTGCAACTTCTTCTATTTTACCCCTAGGAATACCAACATCTTTTAGTTCATCGTCACTTAACTGATGTAATTCTCTGATTGTTGCATTCATATTAGCTCGTCTTCGTATGCTTTCTGCTACGTCTTTAATCCAACTCATACAATACCTCATATACTCGTTTATCTACATGACTTCTGTAAGTTTCATTTATATTTTTATCATTACATTTTGCATATACGATTTGTTTAAATTCTAATGGAGTACTAAAGTCACCTAAAAAGTAGACATCTCTAATAATCTCATCAATTTCTGTTTCTATTGTTTTAAATTTACCCATCAGATATAATCTTTCATAGCCCTATCAAGTTGTTCTATACGCATTTCTGCGTATCTCATAACTTTCCTAAGATCTGTTATTTCTGATCCGATTTCATCCTCACCATCATAGATTTTGTAACCTGCTCTCATAGCATATTTGATTATGTTACCAGTATGGAAGGGTAAGTGGTTATCCATTATGAATGTTATAGGTTCTATTTTCCACATTGTGTAATGTGATGGTTCTTTTACTAAGTCTGACATTTTATGTCCTTTCTTTAAGTTCCTTATAGGAAGAGAGATATACTTTCTTTAAAAATTCGACCCCTGTGGTCGAATTCATATAGTATTTTAAGAGGTAATTAATATGACCAAAGGAACACATCCTAATAGTCTAAAGAATTTAGCTCCTTTATTCACTAAAGACAATGCTAAAGAGATGCAATTAAAATCCGCCGCATCCCGTAAGGCATCTAGTGATGCTAGGCAAGCCTTAAAGATGAGTATGGGAGATTGGAAGAAATATAAGGAAGATGTACTTGATCATGTTGATATGAACTCCTTAGATGTTTTGAAGATACTCATGTTTAAAGCTTTAGAAAAAGAAGACTTTGACACTGCTAGTGATCTCGCAGCAAAAGTTGCAGAATATGAGCAACCTAAACTTCAACGCAGAGAACTACAAATAGAAGAGCTAGGCACAGACTATTTGTCTGATGAGGAGCTTGACAGTAAACTGAAAGCTTTGCGGATCGTGTAAGATTCTGCAAGAATCTGCAAGTGCGCGTTGTCGGTTTTTTAAAAAAAACTGCAAGTGCGGTTTGTCGGTTATAGATTATAAGACCCCAAAGACTCTGTGTGAGTCTCTGGGGTTTTTTATTTTTAGATTACTGAAGATACTGTTGTAATAATAGTATTAGTGATATCTATAACTGCTATACTTGCACCTAATCCTATTGATATGTGTACTACAGCTGTTATTAGTGTTGAAAGCATTTTAATCTCCTACATGGTTTTTAAGTATTTCTATTAGTTCTGATATATCATGGCCTGATTTACGTGATAGTTCACCTAATGTAATGTCAGGGTTGTTATCAAATATTTCTACCACATCTTCTTTAGTCCAACCATTAGGACTAAACATTGTTTCATTTATCATTTTCTTTCCACTGGTCCAATTCCGTTAACAAATCAATAGTGTCTTTTAGATCTTTCATATATGCAACACATTCCTCGTCAGTGTTAAATTCAGGAGTTCCACATGAGTTGTAATTAACGTAATCAATACCGTTTTGTTTGTATTGATATTCTAAATCATCGTAATAGTTTTCTAAGAAATTATTCATGAATATCTCCATAATGTAAGATCAAGGTTGGGGGTGCTTCTTAGGAACAAATTGCCTCCACATTATCCCCCAACATTAACGCAGCTTGATCTGCGAGATACTTCTATCGGCTATTTTTTTGCGGTAGTTTGCCGCTTCATATCATTGGTGATCTTGCCCACCAACTAGGACCAGAACAACTGGTACGCGTTTGTTATGGCAAAATACCTACAGTATTACCATATTGTTCTTTAAACTCTGGACTAGCATAATCTAGCTTTAGTCCATATGTTGCTTCTGGAATGTAGCTATCACCCATGTCATAACTACCAAAGGTTGCATCTGTTTTAACTGCTACAAACCAACGAGCATACTCATTCGTTGATTCGTTTTTAGGAAGTTGATATGTCTTTAGCAATTTCATTTCAGTAGGACCAAATGGACCATCACCTTTATAGATAGCGTATGGGTTTTGCATTGGTCTTGATTTACCTAATAGATTTTTAGCCATGAGTTTCTTCCTTAGATTCTGTAAGTATTTTTTGTATACCTAGCTGTATTTCAATAGACTTTACTTTTTCACTAAGTTCATCTATTTGTTCTTCCATGACTGATACAACCAGTTCAAGAATATTTAGTTTACTCAGTTTCTCCATTATTTACCCTATCTATAACAGTTTCTAAATCAAAGATTGCTTCATTGATCCCATTGGCACCACGTTTGTATTTAGTACCAGTGATATGACTAGCAAGTTTTAGCAGTTTTGTTTTAGTTAATCCACGACTAGGCATGATACCAGACTTTGATAGTTTTAGTGCTGATTTAAGGAAGATTGCTTGTACTTCATCTCTTCCAGGATTTTCTATTGTTATGTGAGAATCCATTATTTACTCCTTTAAGTGTATATAGATGATTTAGTTGCTTCTCTCCAATCAGAGCTAGTCATTCCTGTCATTAAGAATTCACGTTCATCTGCATTAAGCATAGGGAAAGCATTCTGTATTAATTCACCATCTTCCCATTTTGCAAAACAAGCATCAAACATTGTTGGTTCAATTTTGAATGACATACAGCTAGATTCACCAGTGATAGGTGATGGTTTACATAAGTGTATCATTATTTACTCCTTTTGTTGGGCTTTGTCGGTACTACACCCAGCGTCCCATAAAATATAAAAGACCCTAAGAGAACCTTAGAGTTCCCAAGAGAGCCTTAAAAATCTATTGCACTTGCAGAGATTTTTTAGAAAAAGTGTATCCCGAAGGGATTCAATTTAAAAATCTAGATACCCCAAGAGAACCATAGTTCCCTTGGAGCAAGCTTGGTAAATTCGACCCTCGTGGTCGAATTCAAAGATCGTCTGGTCGTATCTTTGGACGTATTGTACCATCGATGACAGCATCAGAGTAGTCATCCTCTGTCATCAGTACAGTAACCCCATCAACTACATACGATCTTAGATCCTCATAGCTGTTAGTAGCCACCTCAACGGAAGCTACTGCGATTATGGTGACGATATAAACGTGTATAACGCCAGTGAGGAGTGATGTAAGCATAGGGTTCCTCCTAGAACATTTCGTCAGTGATGATCTCACCAGTTGACGTTGTGGTAGGTGCTATACTCGCTAAGACT